AAGGTGCTTAAGAAAGCGAAAGCGAAGGCGAAGAAGAAGAAGAAAAAATAACTATGTTTAAGAAATTCCTTAGAGTACTCAAGCCTTCAGAGGATAAGCGCATTCATCTAGAGAAGCTTGCCAGTGTTATAAACACTCCACATTGGCAGGAAGTACGTGATGAGATGGAGGACTCTTTGATGCGAGAGTACATGAGAATTGAGGAGTGTAAAACATTAGAGGAGTTCATAGCCTGCAAGGCAAATATATCCGCACTTAAGCGGATGGCAGGACTTAATGGACTCGTTGATATTGTCTCAGGTAGACAGTTCAGGGTTCGCCCACCTTATGGGCAGAAAACTAAAGGAGTAAAATAAAATGCCAGATAACAAAACAATCGTAAATCAGGACACGCTTCCTGTTACCCAACCAGATTCGGCAGCTGGTGGGGAGGTAGACACAGATTCAATAGTAAGCGCAGCGGCAGAGATGGGGCACACGTTGCCTATCTCCGATGACATCGCACCAGCAGATTTAGACTGGTCAGAAATGACTCCTCTTCAGGAGTTTGATGATGCAGCACAAGGGTTGGCTCCTCAGCAAGAGGCAGTGCAACAAGCTTCGGTAGCAGATGACGGCTCACTTACTGACAGTATGAGTAAGCGCATTAGCGGTATCAAGGAAAGGTCAGCTAAGGATTTAGCTGAGAAGGATGCACAGATTGCATCACGTGATGATGAGATTAGTAAGCTTAAGGATATGGCGCAGAATTTCAAGAATCTGCAACAGCAGTGGAATCCTGTGCCAGACAATACTGAAGCTATCCAGACTGAACTCGCTGAACTTGATGTGAAGTTGAATGAAGAGGGTGACTTGATGACCTCAGCAGAGGTTGGTCAACAGATGGTTAAGCGTATGCAGTTGGAGAAGGATCTTGAAGCGCAGAGTTCAAATGCTGCTACCAAGAAGCAACTCATCGAACAGCATCAAGTGATGCGTCAACGATCTGACCAGTACGTTAAGGACACTTACGATTTCGTTAGCAACCCTGAGAGTGAATATTACCAAGTCCTTAAAGGGCAGGCATACCCACTTTTAGAACAGTTGATGGGAACGAGCTTCAAAGAGCATCCACACGATATGGTGATGGCAGCGGAGCTTACTAAGATGATGGTTAACTCACAAAAATACGAACAAATGTTAGGTAACACGCCTGCTCCACGTGCAGCACCTGCACCGATGGCTGGCAGTACTCCTCGCACAGCTCCTGCTAATCAACCTGCTCAAGCGCAGAACTTTAGGCAGCAGGTAACGCAGGCACGAGGTGGTGATTTGTCAAACTTCGCAAAGATATTGCAAGGCGCAGGACATTCGTGGAACCCTAACGGTTAAACGGAGATATATTAAATGGCAGCACATGAAACTTATCAGTCAGTAGGTAGACGGGAAGACCTACTGAATATTATTGTAAATATTAGTCCAGTTGAAACTCCCATGCTGAGTGGTTTTAAGAAGTCTAAGGCTTCTAATACCCTGCATGAGTGGCTCACAGATTCTCTTGGCACTGCTGACGCAGGGCGAGTAGCTGAGGGAGCGACCTTCACCGCACCAACTCTGACGGCACGTACCCGATTGGGTAACTACCTTCAGATCAATCGTGAAGGTTTTGAGGTAACGGATACTGTTGACGCAGTAGAGCGTGCCGGGGTGAAAGGTGGCGAGTATGAGTATCAACTCGCTAAAGCTTTGAAGATCATGGCTCGTGCTATGGAAGTAGACATCGTATCCGGTGTATCTGCATCTGGTGCGTCCGGTGGTACTGCTCGAACTACTCGTGGCGTACTGTCCTTCATTGCCAGTAACGTAGAAACTGGTTCTGCAACTGGTACACAGGCTCTTACGGAGACTTTGTACAATAACAACTTGCAGACTATCTTTGACAGTGGTGGAAATCCAGACACCACGTATGCGAATGGTTTCCAGAAACGACAGATCTCTGCGTTTACTGCAAGCCAAACTCGTAATATTGAAGCATCCAGCAAGAAGCTGATTGCATCAGTCGATGTCTACGAAAGTGATTTCGGTATGCAGCGTATCATTCTTGATCGCTACATGGACACTGACAAGATCGTTCAGTTGCAGAAAGATATGTGGGGCATCGTGACATTGCGTCCGGTCAAACATACTCCGATTGCGAAGGTTGGATCTTCAAGACGTGGAATGGTGGAAGCTGAGTGGGGCGTTGTCTCTCTCAACGAAGCTGCTTCAGGTAAGGTTACGGAACTTACTACTTCGTAAACAAAGGTGATTGGGGGCTTCGGCCCCCTTTCATTATCACTTACTGATAACCTCCTCAACTAAACTATGGCTGACTTAAGATTAAACCCAACATACAACAGGCATCAAGTTAACGAAGCGTTCCAGCAGGTAGTCCGTGACAGGCCGGGGCTGGCTAAAGCTTTTGGTAGCTCACCTGTGGACATTAGACTTGGTCACCCAAAGGGTAAAGGATTTGCGGAAACATTTCTGCCGGGAGAGATAGGGCCGCCTAACAAGCCTGCACCGGGGAACCCAGATCAGTTACGCATAGAGTTACGGCAGGCACGTGGTCAGGGCGTGGGCGAATTAAAAAATACTTTAGTAGGAGAACTTCTTCATCAAATGGGTGGAGCTGACATAAAAGGGCAGCCATTCAATGAAGAGTTTCTTAAGCTTAAGAATGAATTGATAGATAGGATGACTCCAGAGCAGATTGAGGAACAGTTGTTCTTCTACAAGAGAGACAAGGCAAATGGTCTTAGTGGTACTAATTTTGAATCATTTGAGAACGCATTACGCACATCATACGGTGACGCATTCATACGAGGTGACCTGATACCCAGTGGTCTAACTCACCCAGAAGAGAGAGCTAGGTATGAGAGAAGAGATGGTACTGGTCAGTTTAACCCAGAGCAAATTGAAACGCTAGACAAGATAAGAGGACTGGTAAACGGTGACGTAGAATATACAGAAAAGATGAAAGAGTTTAGAAAAATATTTGATCCTCCTGCTCCTGATTGGTTGTTAAAAGCTGCGAGTGCTTTATCTACTGCTATTGGTCTGAAAAAACCTAAAAAAGCAAAACAAAATGGAGGTAAACACAGATAAATGGAACACGATGAAGACTACATAGGTGACATAGCAACACGCCTTAAGTTTGAGGGGAGGAAATTTGTTATTGACCACGTTCAAGATGTGACTGACGTAGGGGAACAGGTTAAAGACGAGAGAAGGTATAGTGACAATGGGTTCACGGATCAGCGGATGATGCGTAAGGTGGGTAGCATCCCGTCTATATTCCTGAACAACCCGAAGTATAAAGATATTGTTGATGGTGATCAACATGCATTCGTTAAAGCGTCAAGGCGTTTCTTTGAGGATCATCCAGAATTTCGTACCTGTAACCAAAATTTCTAGGAGTGGTTGTGAGATCGTACAAGTGTAGTACATGTGGTGATACATTTAACGAGAATGGTAAAGTAATCAAGTTTGGTGATTTCCCTCATAATAAGGCAGAGTCAAGCGAGGGTGAGGTTCACTCGGTCTACACATACTTACATTTCTGTAGTAACGAATGCATGAGAAAATGTGAGCTGTGAGAATATTTAGCACACACGAGACATACTCATCACTATGCTAGAGACATACCATTTAGAGAAGTCAGAAGAGCCAACGGTAAGATTGTCATTTAATCATCCAAAGTCTGGCAATACGAACTCGCAGGGAGAAATCGGAGATCTGACAATTGTTACCAGATGCTACAACGGGCCAGACAAGTTAGCAAAGAACATGATCTCTTTGTCTAACCAAACGAGGCAAGATTATGATCAGGTAATCATACATGGGGAAGTTGATGTTGGGCTATTGGGAACGAATCGTTTGCTCTCAACTTGCAAGGACTATGTCAAGGGTAGGTATGTTCTTCTTTTAGATGACGATGAACTTCTCGTTGATGATGAATTTGTAGAGAAGCTTAAAGATCGTAACGAAGACATAGTGTTGTTTAATATTGGTGGTAACGATATGTCTTATCCACGCTGTTGTTTAGTCATGAAGAACGAAGTATTCCAGAAGTATATACATCGCATTGAAGATGTTGGCAGTAACCTCTCGTTTTTGGAGGGGCTTACACAGTACCACAAGGATATTATGTACTCCAATGAGAAGCTTACGCAGTACAACATGGGTGACATAGTAGTTACAGCGATTCAAGACAAGCTATGAGTAGTACAGAAATAGGGTTCAATGAAGAAGGTGAAGACATCAAGGTGTGTGGTGTCTTAAGAGATAACGGAGCGTGCGGTCTATATCGTATACGTCAACCTATCTCTTATGTAAACGAAGAAAAAGGCATCGATGCAGCAATTGGTGGAGTTGATTGCGGGGACAATGATCTCTTCGACTTGTTGGAGCAGTGTGACGTGGCAGTCATACCACGTGCAGCTAACGAGCAGATGATTGAGATGATTGATGTGCTGCATAAGATGACACCTCGCAAAAAGGTCATCGTTGATCATGACGATAATATCTTTGAGATTAATCCACTGAGTCCACACTATAAGGACATGGGGACAGAGGACATCGTTGTAGAACTTGATGGCAAGAAGCTGACGATTTGGCAGGATGGTAAAGGCCAGTTTGACATTGAGCGTAACAAGAAGAAGGTGGCAGCGGCTAAGAAATGTTTAGAGATGGCTGATGCGGTATCGGTAACAACTGAAGAGCTTAAGAAGTTTTACAGCCAGTTCAACGATAACGTGTTTGTGTTACCTAACTCAATTGACTTCAGCATTTGGCAGCCAGTAAAGATGGTTAACGATGGGCTTGTTAGAATTACGTGGCATGGTGGTTGTTCACATTACCAAGACTTGGTAGAGATTGGGCCTACACTGACTAGCATCACAAAGCGACACAAGAAAGTTAAGCTTGAGATATGCGGTCATGAGTTCAAGGGAATATTCAAGGATGTAAACAGGAAGCAGTATCAGTTCCACCGATGGGTAGCAACACCAGCTCATCCGTATAAACAGATGTTGCTGAACGCTGACATAGCGGTAATCCCATTGAAGGATGACTTGTTCAACGTATGTAAGTCACCAATCAAGTGGATAGAATATTCAGCGTTGAACATACCATCTGTGATGAAAAATATCCCTCCTTACTCCGAAGTGGTTGAACACGGAGTAACAGGCTTCTTATACAACACGCCTGAAGAATGTGAGTATTACATAGAGAAACTGATAGCAGACCCAGTGTTACGGGGGAGAGTGGGTAAGGCAGCACGTATGTACGTAACAGAAAACTTTAATGCCCAGACTAATGCAAGTCTTTGGGCAGATGCAATGAAGCAGATCATGGAGGAGCCGTGTCTCTCGCTACAATAAGAAATCCCATATTACGTGACCTTGGACTTGATCCAGATTCAAGTTTAGTCAATGACGCTAAAGCACGCATATTAGATTACATCAACGAATCGATCCAAGAGCTAAACATTCTTGGTAACTTTGAGATTAACAAGTCTCAAGGCACAGTAACGCTTGCTACTAGTACATCTACTTATGCACTGGCAGCGGATGCAGACGTAAACAGAATAGCCGGGGAAAGATTCTACATAGATTCCGATGACGTTTTTGTTCACAGAGCAAAAAACAATCAGGACTTTCAGGAAGAGGTGATAAGGAATAATACGGGTCTGCCCATAATGTGGGTAGCATGGAAGTCCGATGCCTCGCAAGTTCATCAGATTAAAGTAGACCCTGTACCGACTTCTTCAGAGAACGCAAAGACGATGACTTACTGGTATTTTCGTGAGTTGTCTGACCTAAGTTCTGACTCCGACACAACTCCGCATCAGGAGGTAATCATCAGGCATATGGTTAAAGCTAAGTATGCTGAGTACGATCAGGATTTCGCCAAGAGAGATCGTGAGATGGGCGTAGCTAATAACTTACTTAAGAAAGTAATAGGACGTAATCGTGGTGCTAAAAGGTTTCGCCCGTTAACTAGTAGGAATTATGGAGTGGCTAGATAACTATGGCAATGAAGCAAAAGATATTTGAGGGCAACAACAAAGGGTTGTTCGACATTGCTGTCGGTGAGGGTAACATCTCTGCTGACTTTGCTACAGAGCTACAGAATGCACGGGTTGCTATCAATGGTGAAGTGTCAAAGCGTAGAGGCAGAAAGTTCTACAATGCTGTCGCTGCTAAACATTCAGCTGGTAACAGTATAGATACATACGCAGTTGGGAATCAGGATGCTAGCATCAGTATGTATAACGATAACAACGAGCAGGTTGGTTTTGCTCTTGCATACACTGGCGAAGCAATACAGTCCGTACAGTTTTACTTAAAGAAAACCGGGTCACCAACTAGTGATATAAAAGCTAAGATATTTGCAAGTACTGGATCTGTTGGTAGCACGGCAAAGCCAACGGGTTCTATGTTAGCAGAGTCAGTATCGTTAAGCCCGTCTGTATTGACTGGCTCATACGTGATGACTGAGTTTACATTTGAGGGGCCATACACAACCAGCTCTGCTGACTACTGTGTGCTTATTGAATACAGTGGTGGTGATGCATCTAATTACATAGAAGTTGGCACTGACTCATCAACTCCATCGCATGGTAGTAACACATTCGCAACCGATGCGAAGGACTCTGGCTGGGCTGAAGACGCTACACAAGATCTTATCTTTGACATATACAAGGCTGGCCCAACAATAGAATCATTAATGGTATACGAGGGTGACTATCCATCAGACTTTGAGGTGTTAGCACAAGCGGATACTCGTTTACTGAGATACACGTCTGCAACTGGAGCGTTTGATACTGTAATTAAATCAGGGTTGACAGCCGGGGAACGTCTTAACTGGACTATGTTTCGTACCAAGTTATGTATGTCAAATGGTACAGACAACCCGTTTAAGTACGGTTATCTACCTAGAGCAGCTGCTCCTTCCGATGGTACGACAACACTAGGTGCTAAGGCAGGCAGAACATATTACTCGGCTATAACATATGTAACCGCTAACGGTGAGACAATACCTAGCGAAGAGACAACAACTGTAATACCAGCA